AATGCGGTGGCGGCAATTCCGGCCATTGCAACCGGCGATCTTATTTGCGTGGCCTATTTTGAGAATAATGGCAATGCCGCAGATTTGCCATCTGGTTACACCAATGCTTTGCTGCGCAATAATGGTGCTACTGGTGCTGACAGGTCTATTCGCTTGGCCTACAAGGTTGCAACAGCCGATAGCGAGGCAATACCAAATGCCACTGGCCAGCCTTACAAGGCTGCCCTTGTTTTGCGTGGGCCAACCTCAATTCTTGCTGGGGCAGTGTTTATCGACACAAATACACCAACGGCTGAAACGCCTTTGCTTATTCCAGACTTTACCCCAGCAGGCGGCGCAACCAACGCCACATTCGCGATGGGCGCATCGCGGAGTGGATCTTCCAATCTTGGGGTGCCAGCAGGCTTTAGCCTTGTGACACCAAGCATCGCTGCGCATCGCCGCACATGGCAGTATGATGGTGGGACGACGCCGATCGCTGGTGTAACAACCGGCACAGTCCTTGCGGCAGAGGATGCCGTGGCGTGGGTGTTTGAAGTGGCATAACCGCCGCGAGAAAGCAAAGCGCCGCCCTGGTATTATCGGGGCGGCGCGGGCTGGAAACCTATTTCTGCCACCAGATCACAAACACAGCACGCTTGCGGGTTAATTGGCAAAAAATCCGCGAACATAGGCTGCAATTATAGGCGAATTTAGCGTGCTATATGCAATATAGAACGCAAGAACCTCAAGGCGAGTTATGGGGCGGTTAAGGTATCGCATCATCATTTCATTACATCCATTCAGAAAATACCCCGGCCCGCATCAATGCGGCTCGGGCTGGGGGTTTTGCTTCTTCTCGGCTTCAAAGCTGGCAAGCATGTATTCAATGGAAATTTTAGCATCCAGAAAGCTCTCAAAATATGGCAGCGTTCCCTTCACTTTTAAGCGCTTTCTCAACTCATTCGAGAGTACAAACTGCTCACCATCATAAAGGTGTGACATTCCGTCCCACGCCAACGCCGGGTTTGGCTCTGCGATGCTGGCCAAAATTCCTTCTGGGCTGCCATATATTTCACCGTCCCAACAGAAAGAAAGCTGCGCTGGGTCAAATTTCCATTCAGTGTTGGCCATAGCATCAATCCACTTCAAAGCAGTTCCCCGATTGATGCGGTACTGTGGAGGCCCGATCATCGCTGCCACCATATCACTCACCCCCAATCATATCAGCCAGCGCCGTGTTAGCCCAATGCGCTGCGTCTGCGTGGGATTGGGCGGCGGCTTGGGCGGCTTCGAGGGTGGGGTAGGTTTTGCTGTCGATATTGTACCACCAGCCATCGTGCTTTTTGTGTACCGCGTGGTGGTATGTCGAGCATCGTGCGTGGAAGCACTCGCCCTTTTTGAAATTCGCAGATGATGGGTGTTCCCACACAAGCGGCTTTGGCGATACCAGCGCCATAACGGCGGCGGCTGCTTGTGGGGCGGTCTTGCCAAGGATAGCGGTTGTTATTGCTGCAATCATCTTGTCATGGTCGGTCATGGCTTCATCCTTTGCAGTTGCAGGGCCAGCCGATACATGGCGTTGCGCAGGTCGCGGGGCATTGTCACCAGTGGGCCAAGGTCACGGCCAAGGCGGGCGGTGAGGATCGCGCGGGCGGTCATGGCTTCGGCTCCTTGAATGCGGCGAGGGTTGCGTTCCAACTGGATATTGCGGCCACAAGAGCATCATCGCGTCCAGCAGTTCCGCCTGTTGTTTGAGCACAAACTGACAACCAGTTTCCTGCCTCCACCAGCGCCTTTACCCGTTTGTCGGCCATGATCTGCTCGGGGGTGGGTGGTAGGTCTGCGCGTCGGTAGCGGACATTGCTCATTTCCATGACCGGCGTTGCCGCGTATGTGCCGTACTCCGGGTCGCGGATTGTCACCTGCGCCCAAAGCGTTTCTGGTGCATCACTCATCCCGGCCTCCTGCGATTGCGCGAATGATTGTTTCGCTGTTGCGCTGGTGACTAAATGTGCTGCTGTGAAACACAAGGCCGTGCGAAGACTGCCATTCATCACACACTGATTTTAGGCGATTTACCAGATCAGCTTGTTGTTCTGGCGTTACTTCAAACCAAGGCCCATCATCATTCTCTGACGATACGCGGTCACTTCCAACAAGGTTTTCATTGGCCAGATCAAGTATCAAATCTGCATTAATCCAATCTGAAAGTTTCAGCGGATATTGGCGGGCTTCAACGACGAAGAACGATTGCATCCATGCTGGCGGGTCTTGTGTTTCATCAAGCCATTCACCGATGCCATCATTTAATGCTTCATCAATTGCCTGTTCCTTTGTGTCGCAAGGCCCGATTGTAAACCATTCTTCGTTAGCGCCTGCCCACCATTGCCACCCACTGCCGTTATTTTGTGTGGCATCTTCCTGCACGGTCATAGCTTGCGCTGCATCCATGTTACACAAACCAGATTGTGTTGCGTTTTCGGCTGGTTTTGTGTCACAAGGTTTGGTGCGTATGGCATCACCCAAGATTTCCACAATCTTGAGGATAACAATCTCATAATCTGCCGGACGCGCCTCACGCGCATATATTAGTGCGCGTCTTGCCTGTAATTCCATTATACATAGTGACCGGTTGGCCCGCTCCACAGCCGCATCGACAATACGCTTGTGAACATCGCATAGGTCTGTTGGGTTGTCATAGGCACATGCGCAATTTACAAGCATGGCTTGATCATCGGCCCGGATATTCGCCCGCTCCACAGCCTCAAGAGCGGCGGCGAGTTTGGCGGATAGGGTTTGCAGGGTGGCGGCGGTCAGTTCAGCGTGATCGGCGTCAACGCTATGTCCATTCATTTTGCGAATGTCAGCGGCCCATTTGATGTAGTATTGGGCCATGCGTTCAACGGCCTCTTTGCTTATGTCGGCCATCACTTCACCCCACATTCAACAGGGTTAACCCGCAGCACGGCAACGCACTGCCTGACCGTGGCGTCAACATCGCCGCCGAATACCCGCACGAATGGCCTGTGATCTGGCAGGATGCAGCAATCTTGCCGCTGGGCTGTGTGGCGTGGCGCTGGCCGCTCATGCGCCTGCGCGGGCCGCTCTGGGGCTGGCTTGGCGTCAGGGATGCCCGTGTCACGGCATGATCCGGTGCAGTCTGGGTTGTCTTTCCAGCCGCCGTTGCCATCCGGGACGCTCCAAGGCGTTGCGTTGGCGAGGCTTGCGGCGATGATCAGGGCGATGGTGAGGGTTTTCATTTTCAATATCCAATCTGTTGCGATACAAACGCGGTCATTCCAGCATCGACGCACCATATCAGCGCACACAGCGCTATGGTTGAGGCGAATACTGTCGGCAGGTAGCGGTAGGGGTTCATGCCAGCCACCACACCAGATTGAACGCTGCCCAGACGATGCCAGCCGATAAGACAAGCAGTGCAGATACGATAAAGATTGCTGCGAGGATCAGGCCTTGAAAGCGGGCCTTGGTTTCGATGTTTCCACCGTCGCGCAAGTTGGAGAAATACGCTGGCCCTGTATCGCCAAACATATCTGTGGCATTCATCCCGGTGAAATCTGGGTCGTGAATACGGCTCATTTTCCGGCCTTTCTCTTGTCAATGTTGATTTCAGCGTGTGGATCATCGCCAGCTATTGATCGGATGCTGGCCTCACGCTCTGCGGCGATGCGCTTCAATTCGGCGTCCTGGATTGCAGCGGCCGGGCCGGGGATCGGTTGCGCGGTCATTGGGGTGCTTGTGCGCGGCTCCGGTTTAGCAGCTTCATAGGCATCAAGCGCGGCGGCAAGGGCGCGGACGTGGACAGGCTGCATTGTGATGGTGCCGCCAGCGCATTCAATCGTGACCCAATCGGCGGCGTGATGATTGTGAACGCGGATTTCGTGGTTATCGCCGCAAATCTGCATGTGACTGTAAATACTCATAGCCCTGCCCCATATCCAATAAGCAGCATTCCAAACAGTATGCCAAAAATTGCGACACACGCGATTGCGTCTGAAATAAACTCACGCATTTGCAACTTCCTTCTGCCAATAATGGGCCGTTCCATAAACAGGATTGCTATGGTGCGTGCTTACCAACTTTTCCAATTCCGCCATAGTCGAAGCTTCTGCAAAATGCGTTTCGCCGTGGCGCGTCCATTGTGCGTAATACATGGTCATTGTCATATTCTCCTATCATTATGCTGGCGATTGTTCCGCTTGTTCAATAACCATACGCGCCAAAAACGCGCAATGCAAGCAATAAAAACGCGCGGCGCAATTATTTTACACCAAGCGCATTTTTCACAAAATCAAGCCAATCATAGTCTTTTCCATACCGCGCCTCCCACGTTTCCTTTTGTTCATGGTATCCTTCCGACCCTTGGTGGTGCAGCTTGCACAGCGGAATGGTCTTGAAGTCATCGCGCAGCATCCCGTCAGATTTGCAATGATGGGCGTCAGATGGCGGCGCACGGCCACAGCACACGCAAGGCAGCATCTTGACCCTGCCCATGTGCTTGATGCCCTTTGCGGTGCCGTTCTTGGGCTTGCCTGTCTTCTGTCCGAGGGGCGGTTTGCCTGCCAGGTTGCTCATCCTCCGGCCTTTCCGCCTTGAAATATCCGCGTTTCAGTATATTGCGCGTTCCGGTCAAATCGGCTTTGCGTTTCCTCTAAAGGCTCTTTTGATACAACCTTGCGTTTCAGCCCATCGGGCGGCGTGTCTTGCTTGACCATCCAAGAGAGTTGTTTATAGGCCGCGAACCTATCCCGCGCGATAACAGTCGCCATTGCCGCGACTTGAAAATGGAAGCGCGGCAATCTTTGCGCTTCCGCCTTTTCGGCTTCCTCGCGCTTTACCTCTATGGCGTCAGCAAGCACCTTTTCGCCCATCCTGATAAAGCCGCCGAATGCCTCTACCGCGCTGCAATTCGTGAAGTTGCTATCTGCCCCGCCAATCATCTTTGCTTTTGCAATCGCGGCGTCTTCATCTTCTGCAATTAGAACAATGCGCCCGGTCCCACGTTCTGCGGGTGTCTCGTAGTCATAACGGCAATCAAACAGTTTCATGTTTTTCTCTTTCACAGGTCAGCCACATCAATCCCCAACTCTGCAGCAATCAACTGAATTGCGGCTTCGTGGTATGCGTTGAAATCGGCTTGTTTCATTTTGTCGAATGCGGTGCTGTCGATGGTCATTCCCACCACGTCACCCTTTGGCCCGAATATTGGTGACACATAACCGAGGCGCAGCTTAATCCAATCGTGCATCTTCTGCGCGTTCGGCCATGCCACCGTGGCTTTGACAATTCGGCCAAGCTGGACCCAATACAGCGAGTTATGCGCGCCTGACCGCTTGGACCGTGGCACCAAGTCAAATTCAGATCCATCTGGCAACTCTGCCAGCAGTTCCGCATCCCACGCAGACACCGGGGACAGTTGCCCCCGGCTGATGCGCGCTATGGCAACGGGCTTCTGTGCCATCAGAAATTGACCGCCATGAATTTGCGGTGAATGTCGCGCACGATCCGCACGTCATCCATGCAGTATTCTGCGATGATGACGTGTTCGCCTCGCGCCCAAGCCCCAGCAACTTGAGAACCATCAAAGCCGCCCTTGCCTTTAATGCCGAGAGCCTTGCTTAGATTGTCCAAGCTGATTTTTCCCTTGGACCCGGCCCACATGGTCATTGTATCGTGGATATTCTTATCCCACGCCTTCGGGTCGCGCGGAATGCCGCGAGGGATTTTCACCCCCAAAATCACCGCACGGCACAGCAAAAACCGCAGGTCAAATCCGTTGATAAAATGCCCCACAAAAATCTGTGAGTGGTATTCGTCAACGTGCGCAAAGAACGCGGCTAAGACCTTGGCTTCATCCTCGACAGTTTCAGCATGGGCAACCATCACATCACCCTCACCGATAGCCCAAGAGATTGTGCAGATGTGGCCGTGGGCAGGGTCAAAGCTGGTTTTATCCAGCGCATCAAGCGCAGCGCTTTCGCGGTTTTCCAAAAGCCAAGCATCAATGCTTTCCTGCTTTTTGTATGTGGCCGGGGCCGTGACCGCATCTTGAAATGCGGCCAGAGTTGCGGGGTTTTGGCTTGGGATAGTTTCGATGTCGAGATATAGAAATTCGTTCATTTTGCGCCCCCAAATTCTGGAATACCGTCCCCGCCGAGGTCGTGGTTTGCAATCTGGTCGGCGGTATCGGCAAGCGTGAATTGGTCAAACAGGCGGTTATATTCTGTGGCCAGTTCATCGCGCATGTGTTCCGGCAGGACAGCAACGCCAGCCGCAATTTTCTCGCCTGTCCACCAATCGCGCAGCTTGTCGCGGCTATCGGCTTTTGCCATAGTCGACTTGAACCAGTCGCGCTTGCTGTCGTTTGTCGGCGCGTTCTCTTGTGGCGCAGGTTTGCGCTCTTGGCGCGGTTCATCCTTTGGCGGGGACTTGGCGGCGGCGTTACCGTCATCATCTTCTGGCGCAATCCCTGCCATGCCCATCAATCCATAGCGGCGGGCATATGTGACAGCCGACCCATAGCCTTGCATATCATTCTTGGCGACGATCAGCGGGACGCGGCATTCTGCGGTTTCGCCGCTTTCGCCATGCACAAGGATAGTTTTAACATAGCGCCCCGTGTCATCATCAAACGCGGGCTGCAATACGGCAATGCCGTGCTTGGACAAAGCGGGCATACAGGCATCGCAAACGCTGGCAAGGTCGGCATATTTGCTTTTGAAATGTGGGTTGTTGGTGTCTTTCAGCGCCTTACCCATTTCACCTTGCGCGGCGGCAAGGGCGGAATACAGCCCTTTATGGGTGGTGCTTTCATCTTCGTTCTTGGTCATTGTTTCGCTCCTCATTGCGTTTAATCCTGCCCAACATTACGCGCCAAAAACTTGCATTGCAAGCGCGAAAAAAGCTTGCACATGCTTTTATTTCGTGCAAGATGGGCGTATGGAAAACACACAACAAATCATCGACAAAATCGGAAAGCCCCGCATCAAAGCGGCGCTGGGCGTGACCGATAGCCAAATCAACCGGCACCGCTTGGCAGGTATCATGCCCGCGTCATGGTTCGATTTTTGCGAAAAGGCTGTGGGCAAGCGCTTGCCCCGGCATCTGTTTACATTCAAGGGTGTTCAGAAATGACGACCCACACAAATTCACATGGTCAAGCAGAGTTATACGGCAGAACGGGGGCATCCCAATGACAGACGCAACTCGCCAAATCCTGTTGCACCTAGACGATGGCGGCTGGCACAGTCTCGCGCCTCGGTTCAGTCGGCAGCAAATCGTTGTTGCGAAGACCAAGGGCCTCATCTGGCAGGTTGATTACGGGCAGATCATCGGCGCACGGTTCAGGCTTACGCAGTTGGGCCATGATGCGTTGGGGGCGGGCGAATGACCCTCACAGTAACCTCCCAACTACCGCCAGCGGCTATCGTTGCCGATGCGCTGGCGGGCTTTTATTACCGGGACTTTAGCTCAACGGTAGAGCCAAGCGCTCATAACGCTCTGGTTGCTGGTTCGAATCCAGCAGGTCCCACCAATTCCAATACCGGACAAGCAAAACCTTTCGGGTGGGTGGCAGACCTATCCTTAACACGCTGTCGCTGTTTTTCGCGGCTTGACCCCGGTTATCGTTGTGACGCGAAAAGCGATGGACCCTGCGCACTTGCCGGGGGTGCGAGACAATACCCGGCAACAGTATCGGCGGGGGGTGCGCTATGAATAAATTTCGCGTTCTCGATTTATTCAGCGGATATACCATTCGAGAGGATGGCCTTGTTTTGTCGCGCTTTGGCCGAACTATAAAACAGCAACTTGATACGTCGGGATATGCACGGGTTGAATTGTGGGAAAATGGCGTTGGGAAAAAACATCTAGTGCATCGCCTTGTCGCGGCGGCATTCATCCCAAACCCACAAGGCAAGCCGCAGGTGAACCATATTGACGGGAATAAATCAAACAATCGTGCATCAAATCTTGAGTGGGTGACGCAAAGCGAAAACCAGATTCACGCCTACGCCAATGGGTTACAGCGCGGCCACCATGTGAGTGGAAGGGCCATAAGCGAAAGCCATAAGGCGGCGCTTTGCGGGTCTAGGTGGCGTGGTGAGGCGCGCGCTTATATCGCAGGCGGGTCAAAGTTTGAAACACCAGAGCAGGCAGCACTGCATCACGGCATAAGTCGGCAGACCGTCTATAACCGCGCGGCCTCACCGCGCTTTCCTGATTGGGAGATTAGAACATGGCGGGAGGTAAAATAATGTCAGAGAGCAAACCAAAATTGAAAGTGTTGGATTTGTTCTCTGGCATTTTAGTCGGAGGTTTTTCTCTTGGCCTTGAACGGACAGGCGGTTTTTCCACCGTTGCATTCTGCGAAATCGAGCCATTCCCCCGCAGGGTGCTGGCGAAACATTGGCCGGAGGTGCCGCAGTATGACGATGTTAGAACCCTCACAGGCGACATTCTGGCAAGAGACGGAATTGCCGTTGATGTCATCACGGGCGGATTCCCATGCCAAGACCTTTCCACAGCAGGAAAGCGGGCAGGAATGGGCGAAGGCACCAGAAGCGGGCTGTGGTCCGAAATCGTCCGACTTATTGGCGAGTTACGACCCCGCTACGTCATCGTGGAGAACGTCGCAGCATTGCTTTCTGGCCCAAGCGAACGGCGAGGCGGATGGTTTGGCCGTGTACTCGGAGACTTGGCCGAGTGCGGGTATGATGCGGAATGGGAAAACATACCGGCAGCAACCATGGGCGCTTTGCATCGCAGGGAACGCGTCTGGGTTATTGCCTACCCCGCAGCGGTCGGACGGACCGAAGTGGCATTATTCGATATCGCCAGAGATGTCTATGAAGCGTGCGGACGGTGGGCACCAAGAGATGTTGGCGCATTGGGTGGCGAAAACATCATTGCGGACTGGGAAAAGCAATCCGGCCTTTCACTTGTGGCTGATGGGTTTTCCGATGGATCACGCCGATGTGCAGCAGCCGGCAACGCCGTTTATCCAGCAATCTCCGAACTCATAGGCCGCGCCATTCTAGCGGCGGAGGCAGGCGCATGAAGTGGCTATCTGCTTTCATTGCGGCGCTGAAACCCCGCACGCCCTACGTCACCCCGGCCTCTACAGCCAGCTACAGCCAAACAAGCGCGGACGCTTACCGTTCTGCCTCGCCCACGAGCGCGAAGCCTACGCCCGCCGTGACGCCGCGATTGGCACCATCCGAGGCGATACGGGCCAGAGCATCGCAGGAACGCCGGAACCGCAAGCAGGCGGCGGCGTACATCGCAAAAAACATGAGCCTGATACGGCACAGGGAACGCTGATCTAGTCACAACCCAAAGGAGTTTGAAACGATGCACGGAGGCACAACATGGACGGATCGAACATAGAGATCGGCGGAAACTACAGCGTTGCGGCTGATGAATTGCGCGCCTTCATAGAGCGGGTTGAGAAGATAAACGCCCAAGAGGCTGATTTGAAGCTACTCAAGAAAGAGGTTTATGCCGAAGCCAAGGGCAGGGGATACATGACCCGTCCCATGCGGACGGTCGTCAAGCTGCGCGCGGAGGATCCCGACAAGCGGGCAGAGGAAGAGGCGGCGCTGGAATTGTACAAGACCGCGCTGGGGATGTCGTGAGCAGGCGCTGGGCGGCGGCTGTAGACGCAAACCAATCCGAGATAGTCGCAGGCCTACGCAAGGCAGGCGCGTCAGTGGAACCGCTTCACAGCGTTGGCGCGGGATGCCCTGACCTGTTGGTTGGGTATCGCGGCAAAAACTGGCTAATGGAAGTCAAAGACGTGAGCAAAGCCCCAAGCAAAAAGAAGCTGAACGAGCGCCAAGTCGAATGGCACGCGGGCTGGAAAGGGCAGGTTGCGACTGTGGAAACATCGGGCGCGGCGCTGGCAATCATCGGAGCAATCGGCCTGCACTTGGCCGGAACAATCAACGGAAATGAGAGGAAAGCATAATGAAGCTTGAAAGCATCTGTTTCCACTTTGTCCCATTCCATTGGCTGCGCCCTCGCTTTGAGCAGTGCGTGATCGACACAACCATCTTTTTCGGCCCGTTTCGGGTCTATTGGATCAACAAATAAGGAGCAAGCATAATGGCCGGTTCAGTAAACAAAGTCATCATCGTGGGCAACCTCGGGCGCGATGTGGAAGTGCGGACTTTCGCTAACGGCGGCAAGGTGGTCAACCTGAATGTCGCTACGTCCGAAACATGGCGCGACAAGGCCACGGGCGAACGCAAAGAGCGCACGGAATGGCACCGGGTCAGCATCACAAACGAGGCGCTGGCTGGCATTGCGGAAAAGTATCTTCGCAAGGGATCAACGGTCTACATCGAGGGGCAGCTTGAAACGCGCAAATGGACTGACCAGGCAGGCGTTGAAAAATACACCACGGTAATCATGGTCAAGCCATTCCGAGGCGAGCTGACGCTGTTGGGCGGCGGGCAATCGCAGGGCAACGGTGACGCGGGCGGGTATCAATCGGGCGTGGCGTCTGGCGATGGATACGGCGCGGGCGGCACACTGGGCGGGCGGTCCGATATGGACGAAGAAATTCCGTTCTAACGGTATATCTTGACATATACCATTTTTATGGTGATGGTATCGCATGATGAAAAAAACATGCACCATTTGCGGCGCGACTTCTGATGAAACATCATTCTATGATGGAGTAAATAATAGGTGCGCTGAATGCCATAAGGCAAAGGTAAGAGAAAATCGGGCGGCAAACGTTGCCCGATACCGCGCATATGATGCGCAGAGGTTTCAGGATGACCCAAGGGTGTTGGCGCGACATAAGCGGTATCAATCCACGGAAGCCGGTAAGGCTTCAATGTTAGCATCTCGAAAAAAGTGGCTAGAAGAAAATTCAGATAAACGCGCTGCGCATGTAATTCTTGGAAATTCTGTAAAGTGTGGGCGCATTATAAAGCCAGACAAATGCGCCAGATGCGGGTCTGGTGGTCGCATACACGGACACCATCACGACTACACGAAGCCGCTTGATGTGCTGTGGCTTTGTTCAAAATGTCACCATGCAGAACATAAGGTTGAAAATGAGCAAATTCGTAAAACTTGATGAGGAGCTGCTTGCGAGCGATGCGTGGGCGTTTCTAAAGCCGGGGCCAAGGATGCTTTACGTTGAACTAAAGCGCAAATTCACGGGTTCAAACAATGGGTCAATATTTATGAGCCACCGTGATGCGGCCATTGCCCTAAATGTCACGAAAGACACCATAACAGGTTACTTCAAGGCGCTTGAAAAGGTGGGCATGATCCAAGCGACAAGTGCGGGAAAAATTGGGCCTGCCGGTATTGGAGCATCACCAATGTGGCAAATAATGGAGTTGCCGATGATCCAAGCACGTCCAGAAAAGGCGCGGCGGGTTTTCGACAAATCAGCCCCGCCCAAATACGCGCCGAAATCGTCAAGCGAAGATGATGTAATTGATGATATTGCATTCTAGGCAGCAAAAAGCCCCACCGGGTAATTCCCAGCAGGGCTTGCTTTTGTGGCTTGGTGGGCCTATAGTCAACGCACTTAACTGCAAGGCCGAGTATACACGGGTGGTGCCGATATGCAAGACCTTGCCCGAATTAGAGGGCAGTATGAGCCAATCACCATTTATACCATTTTACACATCTGACTTCCTTGGAGGTACTGGCGGCATGACCGCTGCGACCAAGGGGGCTTGTGATGCCAATTAGGCCAGAGAACAAAAACCGCTATCCAAAAGACTGGAAAGCCATTTCCCTGCGCATCCGTGAGCGGGCGGGGCAGAAGTGCGAAAATTGCAGTACGCCAAACGGCGAGTTGATACGGCGCGGCATTTCTGACGATGGTTTGCACGTCTGGCGGCTGGCAAGTGATACCCCGTATATGGATGGATACTGCGCAGATACGGGTGCAGTCGTGCCAGGTACTGGCGAGGATGCCGTGTGCTGGGGGCGGGCGGTTAAGGTCGTACTGACCGTGGCACACCTAGACCACATGCCGGAAAACTGCGCCGATGATAACCTCAAGGCGTGGTGCCAGCGCTGCCATAATATCTATGACATGCCTATGCGAAAAGCTGGAATTGCAGAGCGTGCGCGATTGCAACTTGCGGCGGGCGACCTGTTCGGGGGTGCTACTTGAGTAGCTTTTACAAAATGGACCCCGCCGCTTGGGACTTCGGTACTGCTGAATTGACCCTAGAGCAAGAGGCCGCATATCTGCGCGTGGTCAACGCAATTCACAAGCATGATGCCCCAGTACCGAACAATGACCGCGTGCTGGCTGGGCTGTTTCGCACCTCAACACGCAAGGCGCGGGCGCTGGTTTCCGAGTTGATCGAAGCAGGAAAGCTGGTTCTTGAGGACGATAGAATTTGGAACGAACGAGCACGTTCGGACATGGTTCAGCGTGGTTTCGTGAGTGGTTCGATGGCTGAAAATGGCGCGAAAGGTGGGCGAAAGCGTGCTGAAAACGCCGCTAAGGCATTGGAAAATAACGATACCGTCAAAGCAACGGCTTCAAGCAGAATAGAAGAGAATAGAATAGAAGAGAAAAGAGAAGCTAAAGCTTCTCCAAAAAACGGGGCTAGACTTTCGCCTGATTGGTTCCTCCCAGCATCTTGGGGTCAATGGGCTTTGCAAGAAGGCGCAAGCCAAGAACAGATCCGGTCCGAGGCTGATAAATTCAAAGATTACTGGATCGGGGTAGCAGGGGCCAAAGCCCGAAAGGCTGATTGGGAGGCCACATGGCGAAACTGGATCAGGAAAGCAATCTCGGACGCAAAACCAAAATTCACAGCAATCACCGGAGGCCAATATGTCAAACCTAACAAAGAGCAACAACGCTTGGATGCCTTCATTAGAGGCGCGCGCAACACATCGTGAATGGATCGGGGGCCGGGTGCTGACATTGCTGAACCATTACTGGCGCGCCGATGACCCTGTTGAGATGAGCGCCGCCATTGCCCGTGATTGGGCTGACGTGTTGGAAGGCTTGCCGCAGGAGTTCATTCAGAAAGCCTGCATCAAGTTTCAACAGACATCGCGCAGCAAGCCTACACCTGCTGCCATCTACGCACTGACACGAGACCTAATGCCTGCGCCCGTTGTTGTGCATAGGTCAGCGCCAAGAGAGCCAGAGCCAGAGCGCGAAAGAATGTCTGCGGATCGGGCTGCTGAAATTATGAATGAGGTTGGCTTTCGGCCAAAGAATTTTATGGGAGGTTTTGACAATGCAGAATAACTTTCAACCCAAGCGCGGCGATGTGAACAGCTTGAGCCGAGAGGAAAGGGAACTATTGGAAACCAAGGTAATCCCAACCGCAGAGCGCTGGATGCGGGAATATCAGGCAGGCACCACGCTATACGAGCATGGCAAAAAGACGCTGGAACACTGGAACCGCTTGCCCGCCAACATGGGGGCCGCAGCATGACCGACCAACACCAGGCAATCGCCGCGATTATCGCCGCATCTAACCGCAAGGGGGCCGCAGAATGAGCGATTTGAAGCCATGCCCATTTTGCGGAGAAACGCCAAAGGCACATGTTTTCGATGCTGGTTTCGGAGGTATGCAAGTTGACTGCCAAACAGTGAACTGCCCAGCTTCCCCGATAACGAGCGGCGATAGCCTGTATGACCCAATCATAGCATTCAACGCATGGAACACTCGCGCCACTCCCACGCTATCCGCCGCGATGGAACTGCCAGAGATCAAGGCTATACACACAGCGGCTGAATACTTCGCCAAAAAGCGTAAGAGCATCATGACCGATATCGGGTCCGCACACTCAAGCCGAGGAGCGGGGGCTTCGTCATGGATGCGTGAAGACGACAACGACTTTTACCATGCTCTAGACAATGCGTTTGATGAACTTTCAGCCGCCATTGCCCCCTTCACGGAGGCCAAGCCATGAGCAAAATACACCCCGAATGCTGGGCCGTAGGGCAGGAGGTTTGCGTGGTCATTACGCTAAACGTACGAGGCGAGATAAAGCCGCGAACCGCAACGATTACCAAAATCGGGCGCGTCTGGATTTATTTAGACGGCGGCAAGGAGCGGTTCGACGCGGAAACCTGCCGTGTTGACGGGGGCGGATATTCAAGCCCCGGCAAGGTTTACTTGCATGAGGATGATTATCTGAAATCAACCGCTGCACAGAGCGAGTGGTTTAGTTTTTGGCGGGGCCTGAGCAGCAGCGTCCCAAGCCACTTGACGCTGGAAGATGTACGCAAACTGAAAGCGATTTTAACGCCATGAAACCCACCATAGCGCAGATCATCGCAGCCGTGGCCGAGGAGTTTCAGGTCCTGCCTGCTGACATTACAGGGCCGTCTCGCCTCATGGTACATTCGCTACCGCGCCACGTTGCCGCAGCAATCGCACATGACCTTGGATACTCATTCCCACAGATTGCCCCGCGCCTCGGTCGTGAGTGGACAACGGTACGCGATGCGGCAAAGCGCCCTGAAATCATAGCGGCAAAAAACGAGGGGTTTGCATCCAGATACAACGATCTGCGTGGCCGGTTTGTCGTGAAATTACTTAAATACCAAGACTGGAAATTCAAAAGCATTCGGGCATCAAAATAAACCCGTTTCACCGCGCCTTTTTCGCTTGATTGGCGCGACATGCAATGCAATGATACCCAAGCGCGCCCCCCGTTGGATTTGATCCCCGGCGGCTAGGTTGCTCCTCCCCCTTTTGGGGCGCGCACATTGGGAGGTTTCAAAAGGAGAGTATCGTGAGTTTAGCAGAATATCGGAATTTCATATCAAGCCGTGCCATTGCGCCGCAAATGAGCGGGTTTGATCACTCGCCAATTAATGACAAAGCAAAGGCGCACCAAGTCACGGCGTTAGAATTTGCCTTGAATAAAGGCAAATCAGCCATGTTTCTTGATACTGGTCTTGGAAAGTCATTCATCGAATTGGAATTTGCCCGTCAGTGTGCAGAAGAAACTGGCAAGCCTTCGCTGATCCTTACGCCGTTGGCCGTTGCAGGTCAGATGGTGCGAGAGGGGATTAAGTTTGGCATTGATGCGCGCCAGATCAAAGAACAGGATGAAGTCGGCGCTGGTGTTATGGTTGCCAACTATGAGCGGTTGCCAAAACTTAATGCCGGATCATTTGGCGCAATCATCCTTGATGAAAGCAGCATCCTTAAATCGTTTGCGGGTCGGACGCGAATGATGCTGATGGATGCTTTCAACGCCACGCCATACAAAATGGCGGCTACCGCAACACCATCGCCTAACGACCACATGGAATTGGGCAACCATGCTGAATTCCTAGGCGTGATGCGCCAGCAAGAAATGCTGTCTAAGTGGTTTATCAACGATACGTCCACAGCATCGCAAGATTGGCGTTTGAAGGGCCACGCTGTCGAAGACTTTTGGCAATGGGTGGCAAGCTGGAGCCGGTGCGCAACATTGCCAAGTGATCTAGGTGGCGATGATACCGGCTATATTTTGCCAGATGTTCTGCGCACGTTACACACGATTGAAGCCGACAGGACGCAAGACACGCAAGGAAACCTGTTTCGTATACCTGAATTGTCGGCAACGTCATTTCACGCGGAAAAGAAGCTGACATTGCGTCAAAGGTGCGAACAAACCATTTCCCTTGTGTTTTCAGATTTTCGTACTAAACTGGCAGAAACTGACAGTGGAGATGTCGAATGCCTTGGAAGCCAGAATACGCAGCAGCAAGAAAGCAAAGATACCACGACGACGAAGCGGAGCGTGAACGCAGAAAGTCACAAGGAAGATCACCAGAAGAAAACGCAAAATACATGCGAGAATACTACATCGCCAATCCAGAAAAATTTGCAAATACTCAAGAGCGTAGGGACAGGAATAACGCAAGCCGAAGGGCTAAGTATGCCAGTGACCAAGAATACGCTGCAAGGATGCGAGCATCCGCAAGCGCAAGGTGTCCAGCATCAAAGAGAAACGGCAGGCTTAAATCCACGTACGGAATTACCCAAGATGACTATGAAAGAATGCTTCAAAATCAGGGATCATCTTGTGCAATATGTGGAAAAAAGCACGGGGAAAAAAGAGGGCAAATCTTGCACGTCGATCACTGCCATAAGTCAGGAAAAGTCAGGCAGCTGTTATGCACAGCATGTAACACAGCCCTTGGGAAAATGCGGGACGACATCGGAATCCTCAAGTCGGCAATCGAGTATTTGGAGCGCCATAACGAATGACCCATGGCTTATTTATTGTGAAACCAATGACGAGCAGGACGCACTAGAAAAGGCTTTTGGAAGTCTTGCATTCTCTGTCAGGGGTTCCGACAAGCCGGAGGATAAGGAAGGCAGGATACTTGCGTGGTGTGATGGCGAAAGGCCGATACTGATAAGCAAGACGAAGATCGTTGGTTTTGGGATGAATTTCCAGCATTGCAGAAACGTCGTCTTTGCTTCTGTTAACTTCAGTTACGAATCATTCTACCAAGGCGTTCGCAGGGTTTGGCGTTTTGGGCAAGATCGTCAGGTTCACCTTCACATTGTGATTGCCGATACAGAGGGCGCGATCTGGCAGGCGATCCACGGCAAGGCTGCAAAGCATGATGAAATGAAGCGCCGCATGAGCGAGGCGATGAAACGGGCGCAAAATCAAGCGGACGTCAGGGTGAAATATGACCGCCCGATTGATCTGGCCTTTCCATCGTGGCTTAAATCGGAGGAAAAAGCATGAAACAACCAGAATACGAAGGTGTCGGTTGGGCAATCCACAATAGCGACTGCATCGAGGGTATGCACGCGATGAATGAAAATAGCGTTGATCTAACCATATTTTCGCCTCCGTTTGGTGATTTGTTCGTGTATTCTGACAGCGAAAGAGATTTAGGGAACGCCGGAACAGGGCAAAACTTCATCAACCAATACAAGTTTTTTGCCGAGGCACTAATCCGCGTCATGAAGCCAGGCCGCATCGCTTGCGTGCATTGCACGGACTTGCCAATGCGCAAAGGCAGGGATGGTGCGATTGGATTGCAAGACTTTTCTGGTGATTTGATCAAGGCACATACTGATGCCGGTTTGATATATCATGGCCGCGCTACAATCTGGAAAGACCCTGTAGTAGAAATGCACCGGACCAAAGCGCTAGGGTTGCTTTATAAGCAGATCCGCAAAGACAGCAGTATGAACCGTGTAGGTATGCCTGACTATATGCTGTTTTTCCGCAAGGATGGGGATAATCCAGACCGTGTAGAACACGCCGCGCCTGGCTCACAAGATGCGTTGCCAATCGCGCGCCGTTGGCTTGAGCATATGCGGCGCGAGGGTCTATGCGCTGGCGTGCCTGATGATGATTTGTTGTCAGAGTTGATTAAACATGCAGAGTTTGATGTTTACGAGTGGCAGAAACTTGCAAGCCCTGTATGGATGAATATTAATCAGGGCAAGGTTTTGAATGGGTATCGCGCGGCAAAAGGTCAGCATGATGAGCGCCACGTTTGCCCATTGCAGCTTGATACGATTGAAAATTGCTTGCGCCTTTACAGCAAGCCAGGCGATGTTGTTATGGACCCATTCAACGGGATTGGCAGCACTGGATTTCAAGCGGTCAAGATGTTTCGCAAATATATCGGGTTTGAGTTGAAGCCTGAATATGCATTGCAGGCCAACAAGAACATGATGGATGCAGAGCGGTCGGCTGGTGATTTATTCGAGTTGGCATCATGATAGGCATGGAACTCGCATGGCACAAGATTAACGTGCCGGATAAATTTGGGCAGTATAGACATACATGCCCGTGGTGCAGCGAAACACGCAAAAAGCACCAAGAGAAGTGCTTAGTGGTTAATATTTTCAGCAATGTACTTGCAAAGGTATTTTGCCATCATTGCAAGGTTGAAAAGGAAATAGCGGCATGACACGAAATCAAATCATCATCGCAAACGCTTTCAAATTGCCGGGGCTGATGACGCCAGCCCTTGAACGCACGTTGGGCGATAATATGGCAGATGCAGCGCGCAAAGGTGGAATTGATGCAAACGGTATTCGGTACGGCCAGCAATTCAGGCGACTGCCCATCAACCCACCGCAAGCAGGTTGTGTTATGAAGCCCACAGGGAAGGCGGCGCAGATCATCGCCATTCTGATCGAGGCGGGCCGACCGCTAAAGCGATCCGATATTGCGGATGAAATGGGCGTGGAACCTGACAGTTTCAAAGACGTGCTAACACTTCTGCGCAAAAAAGAAATAATCGCCGCCGATGACTTGGGCCGCAACGTATTTGCCTATAGATACATCGGGGCAGCAAAGACAAGCCGCAAGGCGCGTGAATGGGCCAAGCCAGATGCACAGGCGGCACAGGTAGACCAAGACACGCAAGGCCGCGCTACAGGCGAAAATGTTGGGGTATTATGATGCCTCAAGATGCGATAGTTCAATCTATGCAGGAAGACCTCTCGAAATGTCACCGCGAAATACAGAAGTACAAGAACGAAATGGGCAAGGCGATGGTGGCCAATCACAACTTGCGTGTTGAAAAGCGCGCTGTAGGTGCAGACTGCCAAGCCATGCGCCAAACCATGAACGAGATAAGCGACCTCGCCCATCGCGGCATGATTAGCGAAATGCTTGCAGTTATCGAAAACGAGCAGCGGATTTACGAAGCCCGACGACCAAAGCGGAGGAACGCAACATGAACGAGGCACCAGAAACGATTTGGGCTTGGGATTACGAAGACGTTGAAACGGGCATAACTCACAACACAGTATCAGCGCACAACCCAACTCCAATACTCGCAACTGAATACCGCCGCGCTGATCTTCCACCCACCCCAGAGCAGATCATGGCAGGCAAACGAGTAAATGCGGCATTCGAGGCCTGCCGTATAATTGATGAGGTTGTAAAACATGGCCATGAAAACACTGGTGAAATGATACTGCATTTTCTTACCGCAGCAGAGCCTGCACGTTTGGCGATGGGAGGCACATATGACACATGAAACACCCCAGCAAATGGCGAACCGTATCGAGCGTCAAGCGGCGCTGGATCAAGATCCTGATAGCCGGGCATACGGACTAGCCATGGCGTCGATCATTCGGAAAAAGACTATTCGCGGACACATTCAAGTGGTTGCGACGCGCGCCGCAATCGCCCAACTCAAGGAGCCGAAGCTATGACCGACCATCAACAAACCCCCGTCCACACATTCCCTGATCGAGGCGCTGGCGAATGGGTTGCATATGAGGACTACGCCGCAGCAGTTGCCCGCGCGGAAACAGCCGAGGCCGAGGTGGAAAGGCTACGGGATGCACTTAAGGTTATTGGATACTCAACGCTGTCTCTATGCGACATTGCAGACGCTGAAAATCGCAGACATGCAAGGCACGCATTGGAGGCCAAGCAATGATTTACAGATCAGAACATGACCAAGGCAAAATGAAGGTTGTTCCTTATGCTGGCATGTATGACTTCGACGGTGGATGCGCCCCATCCGAGGACTTATCAAGGGGCGGTACTGGTCAGTCATTCACACTTGGTATTTTTATCTGGGTGACAGCCGCAAAAGGTAAGCGGCTAAAGCGTGGCAATGTAATCAAGAGATTCAGGGGGTATCGCACAAAACAAAGCGTTATCGAGACTTATGCAACAGCGCGGAAATTTTGCGAACATAAGAACAATTGCAAAACGGAGGCCAAGCGATGACGGACCGCAACACACAACGCCTCATCGACCGCATCGCATATCTTGATGGCATCAACGCCACGCAACGCACAACCATTGAACGGTTACAGCGCAAAACAGCAGAACAAGCACGCCAGATCGAAGTCCTGAAAGGCAAAGCTCGATGACCAGTAAAGCACAAAAAAAAGCACAACGCAGAGCCGACCAAATCAGCGCCGCCCGCCATGCGGAAAACTGGACAGACCGAGAGGGGAAAGCCCGCCCAACGCCGGAACGCAAGGCAAAGGGCGTATTCGTCTTGCGTGATGGAGACGATGCAGGAGTTACAGTTGCCGTTGATGAATGCTCAACAATGCTAGACCAATTGCGGATGCACGGCATAATCACGGACCCGCAATGCCAAGCAGGACATGACTTCGCCGCAATGCTTAATCGGATGCAAATGGTTTCGCCGGGGCGATCATGCTTGGACTTTACGCCCGTAGGATATGACGGAGACCACGAGCCGACACATGCAGAACTGCGAGACAAGGATGACCGCATCAAGATATTTGCCAAATGTAGCGGTCCTTGGGTGTGGCCAGAGTTGCGCCGCGTATGCTTTGAGAACGACAAGCCAAGGGACTTGAAAAGCCTAATCTCTGGGCTTGATATTTGCGCTGTGTATTGGGGCTTGCAAGATGCGAAAAATTAATGCACACTCCTGCTTGACTAATCATGTCTAGCGATAGCCCGCACTGGAAACAGTAGCGGGCTTTTTGCATTCCAAAACATATGAGGCCAGACAATGGCAGACCGTGAGGCCACGGGGCCGGGCGGTCCTGCATACGAGTGGACCAGCGATGTTGAGGATGAAATCCTGAGCCGCATCGCTAAGGGTGAGGCAATCCGCAATATTTGCAAGGATGATTGGCTTCCTGCATGGTCCACACTCAATAAGAGATTGGCTTCTGACTCTGAATTCTCGGCACGATACGCGCGCGCGAGGGAAGAGCAGGCCGACACCATCTTTGATCAATGCCTTGATATTGCCGATAGCCAAGAGGGCGACATCATTCCGGGCCGCGATGGGGAGCCTGATAAGGTAAACCATGATGCGATTGCCCGCGCCAAGCTGCGGATTGATACGCGCAAGTGGATGGCTGGCAAGCTGCGCCCCAAGGTTTACGGCGATAAGCTGGACCTGTCGTCAAGCGATGGAACAATGACGCCAAAGCCGTCTTTTGACGCATCCCGACTATCCACTGCCGCGCTGATCGAATTGCAGGGGGCTATGAATGAACAAGCCCCTGACGCTGACGAAAGCTGACCGCCTTGCAATCGAGAGAGAGTTAGGCCGCCGCAGACTTGCGGAATTCGCCAAAATGGCTTGGCATGTGCTGGAGCCTGCAACGCCCCTGAAATGGGGATGGGCGCTTGATGCGATCTGTGACCACCTGCAAGCGGTAAGCAAAGGCGAAATTACGCGGTTGTTGATGAATGTGCCGCCCGGCACAATGAAAAGCCTTTTGACGGGCGTTATATGGCCCGCGTGGGAGTGGACCTTTGCGCCGCAAATGCGGTTCATCGGAACGGCACACAAGCAGGATTTGGCTGTGCGGGACGCTATGAAGTGCCGCCGCTTGATCCAATCGGAATGGTATCAAACGCGATGGCCGCTTGGGTTGGCATCAGACAACAACGCCAAGCTGCGGTTTGAAAACGCAAAGACGGGTTTTCGAGAGGCGATGGCCTTCACCAGCATGACGGGCGCGCGGGGCGACAGGGTAATCCTTGACGACCCCTTGTCGGCTGATGATGCTAATTCCGAGGCGGCACTTTACGCGGCTGAAATCACGTTCACCGAGGCGCTACCCACGCGCGTCAATAACGACAAATCGGCCATTGTAGTCATTATGCAAAGGCTACATGAGCGCGATACATCTGGCATTATCTTGGGGCGGGGGCTTGGTTACGAGCATCTATGCCTGCCAATGCGGTATGAGGTTGGCGCGGCGAAAAGCACAAGGTTCAAAGACCCGCGAACCATCGACGGCGAGTTGCTATTTCCTGATCGGTTCCCTGAAAAACAGGTTGCTGACCTTGAAAGGACGATGGGCAGTTATGCCAGTGCGGGGCAGTTGCAGCAGCGACCAACGCCACGTGGTGGCGGTATGTTCAAGCGCGAATGGTTTCAGGTTGTTGGTGCGGCCCCCGCTGGTTGCCGTTGGGTGCGCGGCTGGGATTTGGCGGCGACTGCAAAGGAAACGGCTGCTTGGACGGCGGGGGTTCTGATCGGCAAAGCGCCGGATGGTCGGTTTTACATTGCGGATGCGCGGCGGATACAAGGAAGCCCTGCTGATGTTGAGCGTCTAATCGTCAACACCGCAACGCAGGACGGTACAAGCGTTAAAGGTTCAATCCCGCAAGACCCCGGACAAGCAGGCAAGGCGCAAAGCCAGTATCTAATCAGGCAACTGGCAGGGTTTACTTATTCTGCCAGCCCTGAAAGCGGCGATAAAGTAACCCGCGCTGACCCGTTAGCCGCACAGTCAGAGGCGGGAAACGTGATGATCGTGCAAGGTGACTGGAACCATGATTTTCTGGAAGAGATGACAACATTTCCAAGCGGAAAGTTTAAAGACCAGGTTGACGCAGCAACGCGCGCTTTTAGCGGACTGATCGACGGAACCACTTACACCCTATCAAACGTCTAAAGGAGGGCGGCATGGCAAAGCCAAAATACCGCCGCACTGCGGATGGTAAAACATACCAAGTTGACAGCCTGACAAACCTTACCGCCAACCTTGGCACGTCACGGGACAAGGCGTTCGGTGCAACATACAGCGCCGCAATGGTAAGCGATGATGTTCTGGCGGCGGCATACCGCACCACATGGCTTGCCCGCAAGATTGTTGACATTCCAGCAATGGACGCCACGCGCAAGTGGCGCGACTGGCAGGCGGATGCAGACGCAATTGAGGCAATTGAGCGCGAGGAAAAGCGGCTGGGCCTTCGTGGCAAGGTCAAAAATGCCAAAATATCCGCGCGGCTGTTTGGCTATGCGGCTATCCTGATCGGGACGGGTGACGCAGACCTTTCGCAGCCATTGCGCCCGGACGCTATGGCAAAGGGCGGGTTGAAGTATCTGGCAGTTCTGCACAAGCGCCAACTGTCGGCATATGAAAACAACTATGACCCCGCGTCCGAGTTTTTCGGCAAGCCTGCGATGTGGCGGCTTAACCCCGGATCGACAGCGGGAACGGACGTACACGCATCACGGCTGGCGATTTTCTACGGTAACGAGGTCGTTGATGATGCATACGGCGGCATTGCAGTTGGCGGCGCTGACAGCGTTTTGCTTTCCGCGTTTGATGCCGTGCGCAATATGGACGCCACCACGGCAAACGTGGCCAGCTTGGTCTATGAGGCCAAAGTGGACACGGTGGGAATCCCCGACTTTATGCAGCGGCTTGGCGATCCCGGCTATGAAAACCAGATGCTAAAGCGGTGGGCGCTGGCAGAAACTGGCAAGGGCATAAACGGCACTTTGATGCACGATGCGTCCGAGGTGTTGGGCCAGAAAACCGCGTCATTCGCTGGACTGCCGGACGTGATCGACCGCATGATGATGATGGCAAGCGGCGCGGCAGACATTCCAATGACGCGGCTAATGGGGCAAGCGCCCGCTGGCCTATCGTCTACGGGCGAAAGCGACATGCGCAACTACTACGACCGCGTGTCAGCAATGCAGGAGCTAGAGTTCACCCCGGCCATGTATCGGCTGGACGAATGCTTGATCCGGTCGGGTTTGGGCAACCGCCCCGAAGAAATCTATTACCGCTGGGGCAGCCTATGGCAAATCAGCGATAAAGAGCGGGCTGAAATTGGGAAGATACAGGCTGATACGGTCAAGACATTGTTTGATACAGGCCTATTCCCCACAGAGGCCCTTTCTGCGGCGGCGGTGAACATGCTGACAGAGGGCGGTAGTATTCCGGGCCTTGAGGGCGAAATGCAAGAATACTTCGAGGCAACTACGGGCGAAGATGAAAATGGCGATGAAATCACCACTATCGTAGACGCTGCCCCAAGAACGCTATATGTTCGCCGCGATGTTTTGAATGCCGCCGAAATCATCCGATGGGCAAAGGCTCAGGGCTTCAAAACCACGATGCCAGCAAATGACATGCACGTCACAATCGCATTTAGCCGCACGCCTGTCGACTGGATGGAGTGCGGTGAAAGCTGGCGGCCAAAGGAAGATTTGCCTCCCGGTGGCCCGCGCATTATGGAGCGGTTTGGGCAGGCGTATGTTTTGATGTTTGCAAGCGAAGAATTGCGGTATCGGCACGAGAGAATAAAAGAGGCGGGCGCAACTTGGGATCACCCAGAATACCAGCCGCACATCACAATTTCTTATAACCCAGATGCGCCTGATATTGCGGATATTGAGCCATACCAAGGGCCAATTATCCTTGGGCCTGAAATCTTCCAAGAGGTCAAGGATGATTGGGAAAAGGGACTTGTTGAAGCATGAATGACCATTTCATAGACAGCGTTACGGTCGCAGGCACGCGCCGCACAAGTGACGGTTATTTGGTTGCTGAGGTCCGCTGTGCTCGTACCGGATGCCAAGACTATGCCGGTGCAGACTTCGGCTTGCTGGATGGTAAGGTAACTGTTTATCGCCCGGAAAGCGCCGTTTTTGCCAAGGATAGCCTTGCCACGTTTTCAGGAAAGCCCGTCACTCTTGGGCATCCGCCCGAAATGGTTACGGCGGACAATTGGAAGGTTTACGCGGCTGGCGATATTGGAACCGACATTGCGCGCGATGGCGAATATGTGCGGGTACAGATCAAGGTAATGGACGCCGCTGCTATTCGGGCGATTGAGGATAACACCAAGGAAATCAGCATGGGCTATACAACGCCTGTCTTGATGCAGGATGGTGTTGCCCCGGATGGCACGAAATACCAAGCGGTACAAACCGGGCCAATTCGCATCAATCATCTGGCTATCGTGCCGAAAGCGCGTGGCGGGTCAAATCTTCGCATTGGCGACAGTGCGGATCACTGGGGCGCAAGCCCTCTCACCGTAGCAGACAATAAGGAGGGCAAAATGTCCGACAATCTGCGCAAGATCATGGTGGACGGGTTGCAGGTCGAAACGACCGATGCAGGCGCAACCGCCATTGAAAAACTGACGAAAAAGGTTGCCGACATGGCTGCCGAAATGACTGAGGCCGAAAAGAAGGCCGCAGAAGCTGACGCCAAAGCCGAGGCTGAAATGGCAAAGAAGGATGCGGAAATCGCAGACCTGAAAGCCAAAACGCTGGACGCCGCCGCCCTTGACGCACTGGTGAAAACCCGTGCCGATCTGGTGGGCAAAGCCAAAGCCATTGCGCCGGACGTGAAAACAGACGGCTTGTCCGATGCTGCAATCCGCAAGGCCGTTGTGGTGGCAAAGCTGGGTGACGCCATGGCCGCAAAGCCGGAGGCGTACATTGACGCACGCTTCGACATTTTGGCCGAGGACGCCGCAACCGACCCCGCAAAAACCGCGCTGGCCGATGGGGGCGCAAAGGTCACTGACCTTGCCGCCGTCTACACCGCCCGCGATCAATCGCTTTCCGATGCTTGGAAAGCCCCTGCACAGAAAGGCGCATAATCATGCCCATTTTTGATAGCTATGGTGCAACAACCACCAACATGGCCAAGGGCTACCCCGGCATGATTGCCGATGCGTCTTTGGCGAAGGACGTGGCATCGCGCCGCGTTACCACCGCCGCCGTTGCTTTCGGCCTTGCCGTTGGGCGCGATGGCACAAACGCCGAAACCGCCCGCTTGGGCGGCGCAGGCTTTGAAGGCATCACCGTTGCCGACAAATCCCGCCCCGCCGATCTGTATTCGGTTGGAGAGGTTGCAGGCGTGCTGCGCAAAGGCACAATCTGGGTCACGGCGTCCACCGCAGTCACGATTGCGGACCCCGTGACATTCACCGCCGCAACTGGCGTTATCGGGGCGGGCCTTGCCACCACGATTGCCGGGGCAAAGTTTGAAACCGCAGGGGCCATTGGCGACCTCGTGCGCGTTTATCTGGGCTAAGGGGGCCTGATCACATGAAACATTTTGTAATGGACGCGCCGAACGCCTTGGGCTTTGTCGTGTCGCAGCGGTCGCATATTGAAACCGAGGTGCTGCGCAAGCCGTACCCGGAGTTCAAGTATGCCAAGCTGGTCCCGGTTGATACATCCGCCAATCCGTTTGCGGCATCCGTCACCCACTTCACCCAAGATGCTGTTGGCCGTGCCAAGATCATCAACGGCAAGGGCGATGACGTGCCATTTGTGAACATCAACGGCTCCAAGTTCGAGCAGATGGTGAACATGGGCGGCGTGGGTTATTCGTTCTCTATGGAGGAAATTGGGGCGGCTTCGCAGATGGGCACCAACCTTTCCAACGAAGGCGCAATGGCCGCGCGAATGGCATATGAGATGCTAGTGGATGAAATGACGCTGGTCGGTGACGCAGGGCTTGGCATTCAAGGCCTGTTTAACACCACTGGCATCACAACTATCGCGGCTGGTGCTACCTTCGCCGCATCCACGCCGGATACGATCATTGCGGCTATCAATGGCGCTCTGTCTGCAATTGAGGTAGGTACGTTGGGGACACAAGTTGCCAACACTATTGTACTGCCGCTTTCGGTTTCCGCAGTTATGGTTCGGCGCTTGGGTGACGGTTCGGATGTGACCATTGGCGACTTTGTTGCCCGTGCAAACGCCTACACCAGCCGCACAGGCTTGCCTTTGACCATCGAATACTCGCACCGCCTGACGACTTCCATGGTCGTCTACAAGCGCGATCCCTCGGTGTTGAAAATGCATATGCCCATGCCGTTGCAGTTCATCCCGCCCCAGTTTGTGAACCTTGAAGTCAAGGTGCTGGGCATGTTCCGTTTCGCACCGGTCAGCATCCGTATGCCGACCGCGATGCGCTATGTAACGGGGGTCGCGGTATGAAATTGACCAACGCAAGCGGTGGCACTATCGTTATGCCGGATGGTGCGGAATTGACGAATGGCGAGGCCGTTGATGTTTCCGACGAGACGGCTGCCATGTCTGGCGTAGCATCGCTGATCGACGATGGTAAGCTGGTCGCATCGAAGGCTGCGTCGAAGGCTGAAAAGAAGGCCGACTAAGAAGGCCCTAAGAAGTGACCAATGGCGGGGCTGTAATGGCCCCGCTTAACCAATAGGAGGCTTTCCATGCCGTTCAATTTTTCATTGCAGCCTGCTGGCACACAAAACGACCGGCCTGACCTCTGGGGCAAGCAAGCGGTCCTTATTGCGCCCGGCGCGGGCGATCAGCTAGACGCCAGCGGTAAATACTTCAAATATTTCACCATTGCCGCGTCTGGTGATGTGACATTCGTCCCGTATAGCAATGCAGATGCCTCGCCCATTACCATGACGGGCCTGCCCGCTGGGGTGACGCTTCCCGGCCGCATTCGCCGCATCACAGCCGCAACGGCGACTGTGCATGGGTGGAGTGATTGACATGGTTGCGACTGTTGCGGGATTGATTGCGTATTCTGCCGAGCGCGGAACGGTTATTGCTGATAACCCAGCCACTGCGCAGGCACTTATGCGCGCCACGGATTATATCCAATTCAACTACTTGGAGTTTGGCAACTGTACAGTTGACAGCCCGAACGTAGAGGCCGCAACATATGAGGCCGCGATCATAGAGGTATCAACGCCTTTCTTTTGGTCAAAAACATTCACGCCAGCCGACCAGAAGGTTTTGACGGGCGTTAAGGGCATAACATGGACGGTTACGGGCGATGCTAGCCGGGCTGGTTCGTCTACCCCTCGCAGCACCAAGATTGACGCCATGTTGCGCGCTTGTGGCGGTGGGGTTGGTTGGCAGTCAGGGGCGTTTACAGTATGACCGAAGGCACCGACCTTGCCGCAGAAATCGCAGCGGCTCTTGCCGAGGGCGGCGCGGCAACTGGTGACGGGCCTTTCACAGTGACGCTTGAAAAGGCTGGCACCCAAACCGGGCCAGATTATGACCCGGTGATAGGCCCACCGACCGAACACACATTAACCGCGCTGGCGGATACATGGAAAGTGCGGGATGGAAACGGCAACCTGACTGGCGAAACCATGCGGGTATTGACCATTGAGGCATCTGGTATTGTGCCGATCAAGGGCGAATGGCTGGTTGTATCTGGCCAGCGGGTTCGGATTGGCGAGGTTATGCCTTTCGCGCCGGGTGGCGTTGATTTGCTGTATGACGTGACGTTGGAGGGTTAAATGGCAACACGCATTCCGGCATATCTGAAAAACAAGATTGATGCTTTAGAGCCTATTATCCGCCAAGCGTTTCTTGACGCGGTGGCAGACATGCAATCAAACGCGCAATTCGCGCTTGTGGTTGACGCACTAGAGCGTGGCGACATGGCTGCGCTGTACCGGGCACTGAATATTGACCCCGCATTCCTAGCGCCTCTGGATCAGGCTATATTGGCCGCTCATTATCAAGGGGGCGTGGCCGCATTAGCCGGACTGCCGGTCATTATCGACCCGGTAGGGCCGGGAAAGTCATTAGCCGCTTTGAGGGCCGCAATCCTCGGGCGGAGAAATGGGTAGCGCGCCACTCATCAAGTCTAATTGAGGGCATCATGGAAGACAGCAAGGCATCGGTTCGTGCTGTCATTCAGGCGGGGCTTGAGGCTGGACGTGGTCCGCGCCAAACAGCACTGGATATAACGGGCCGAATGGTTAAGGCCACGGGGCGGCGCGAGGGCGGCATCTTGGGCCTAACCAGCGGCCAGACAGATGCGACCATTCGGGCGCGGGTAGAGCTGGAAAATCTCGACGCGCATTATTTCACCAGAAAGCGCAGGGATGCGCGTTTCGATGGGATGGTCCGCAAGGCGATTAAGAGCGGAAAGCCGCTATCGCAAGCTGACATTGACAAGATCACAGGCCGATACAAGGACCGCATGTTAGCATATCGCGGCGAGGTCATCGCCCGCACTGAAACACTGGCAAGCCTAAATGCTGGAAAGCAAGAGGGCATACAGCAGCTAATCGACGCCGGTAAATTGCAATCCAGCCAAGTCACAAAGGTGTGGCGCGCAACAGGTGATGGCAGGACGAGGGACAGCCACGCAGCGATGGATGGGCAGGCCGTAGCATATGGGCAGCCGTTCACCACGCCAGACGGTGCGCAGATGATGCACCCGCATGATAGCAGCTTGGGCGCGCCTGCATCTGAAACGATCCAGTGCCGTTGCTTTTATGAGATCAAAATAGACTATATCGGCGCAGTTACTGGCGGCTGATTATCTCTTGGCAGAGTCCTGTCGCAAACAGGTTTGGCTCTGCCGCATCCTGATCATTCGCAGAAATCATAAACACATGCCACGGCGGTAATTGCAGCGGGTGTTTCGCAGCAAAGGTATATGCGTTTGCATTGGCAACACCTTTGGCGGCGGGAACGTCTGGGCATTGGGCCGCTATAACAATCCCCGTAACGGCGGCTTGGGCGTCTTGCGTCATGTCCCCCCGTAGTCGGTAAGCCCCCTCAACAGTGGCGATTGCAGCAACAACGGCAAGCAGCGCAACAACGATAAGACGCATGGGGTATCCTTTATGGCAACCACGTTTAAGGCACAGATAGACGCCTTCATCGCCAAAACCAAGGAAAAGGTGGAGGCGGTTTTCAAAGAGTCGGCGCAAGAGATTTTCAGCATTGCCCAAACACCAAAGGCACAGGGCGGAAATATGCCCGTAGATACGTCATTTCTGCGCAATACGTTTCAATCCAGCCTTAACGGAAGCACGGCGCTTTCTGGGCCTGACGCCTACGTCGCCATAATCGCAGGGGCCGCGCTCGGGGATACGATTTTCGGAGGGTGGACCGCCGAATACGCACTCTCACAAGAGTACGGCACCGAAAACATGGGCGGAAACTTCTACGCAGCCAAAGCATACGCGCAATGGCAGGCCACCGTAGAGAGAAATGCGGCAAGGGTAGCGGCACAATGATAGCAGCGGAAATTGGCGCGGCTCTAAAGGCGCGGGTAGCATCGTTGGTATTCTCGCCAGCGATACCCGTGGCATGGCCGGGGCGGGATTACACCCCAACAGGAATTAGGTTCCTGGCTGTGCAGATCGAAGGCTTGCCAAATCAGCGCCTAACCATCGGCGGGACAAGCCGCATCACGGGCTTTGTGTCGGTAAATGTGGCGATACCAGCGGGTAAGGGAACGGGAGAGGCGGATAGCATCGCAGATGCGGTTGCAGCTCACTTCCCCGTGGATCTGCGCGAGACACTGCCAAGCGCCACGCTACGCATCACAGAAACACCGTCCGTTCGCGGCGGGTACAGAGACGGGGCTTATTGGCGCGTGCCGGTAATCATCCCGTTCGAGGCTTTTGCCTAAATTGCCCATTCGCGCCTTGGGCCAGCGCATAATCATAGGAAAATATCATGTCTGATCTTGAGACAATCGCAGGCGCGAAATTCTACATCGGTGGCGTATTGGAAAGTAAAATAGTCGATTTTATAGCATCTGACTTTGACGCCCAGCCTTGGCTTGAAGTAGATGGATGGGAATCTCTTGGCGCTTATGGCGATAGTTCTGAAACCATCGCCACCAACCTGATTAACCGTGGGCGTGTAACCAAACAGAAAGGCACGTTTGACGCTGGAGACATGAGCAACACGTTTGCCACGGTCCCCGGAAATACTGGGCAGGCGGCCCTAAAGCTGGCGGCAAAGTCAAAATCAAACTACGCATTCAAAATCCAATATGACGATGCACCTAGCGGCGGGACACCATCGCAGGATTTGTTCATCGGCCTTGTTATGAGTGCTCCCTTTGCAGGCGGTGGGGCAAATGATGTGAAAAAGGTTGACGTTGCAATCGGCATCAACTCGAACATCGTAGAAGTCGCGGCGGCCCCATAATGGATATTAAATCAATCCGCAAAAACATGGCAGCAGTTGATGGCGGCGCTTGGGTTTCAAAAGCCCAAGCAAAAGTCCTTGGCGATATGCGCGTCAAAGTTCGGGGCATGGGCGGCGAGGTTGCCCGTGATCTGTATGCAGAAAAATGCCGCAAGGAAACCGACCTAACACCGGGCGGTGATATTACCGCCCGTGCATCAACTCGCATCATGCGGCAAGTGATTGCCGAGCATTGCCTTATGGAGATTGAAGGCCTGACAGACGGGGGAAAGCCTGTCACAGCCGAAGATTTGCGGCCTGTACTCGCATCCCCTGCCTATGAGCCGCTTTGCGATATGTTGGTTGTAGCTGTGGCCTATGTGGATGGCATAACCGACGAAAAAGCGGCGGTTGTTGAAAAAAACTAACGGCCCTCGTGGGGTGGCAGCTATCCCACGGGGGAACCTATGACGCAAATGTCGCGGCGCTGAAAAAACGCGGCGCACCAATCCCAAAGCATATGCACCCGCCCAAGATCATGCCGGGATATGATCGGTGGAATATCGCGTTTTGGGAATTATCGACAGAGCGGCATATATCTGGCGGGCCAATCCCAAGCAGCGCGATTTATGCTTGGCCCATACCAGACCACGAGCGCGACCTATTCTATCGGTGCATCCGCGCAATGGATAGGGTGATGCTGGCCCACTACGCCCCGAAAAAAGACGAAGAAACCAAGGGCGTGCCTGCCGGTCAGGTAAGGCCTGGAATGCTTAAAGCGATGTTTGGAGACAAGAAAAATGGTTGACATCGCAAAACTTGGGATTGAGATCGACAGCAAGGGGGCAAAAAAAGGCGCAGATGATCTCGATCAGCTTTCCGAAGCCTCTGACCGCGCAACCGAGAGCGCGTCAAAGCTTGGTGGTGCCATGGGAAAGATGGCAAAAATCGCGGGCGGGGTATTTAGCGCGGCAGCAATCGGAAAGTTCTTTGGCAGTTCGATCAAAGAAGCCGAAATGTTTGAGCAATCAATGCTGCGCACGCAGGCTATCATCAAGGCCACGGGAGGCGTTGCGGGTAAGAGTGCCGAAGGGCTGCGAGATCAAGCGAAGGCAATGGCGCGGGCCACCTTGGAAAGCACGGAGGGGGTTGAGCGGGCGCAGCAAACCCTGCTTACATTCAGAAAGGTGCAAGGCGATGTGTTTGACCGCACGATCAAGGCGGCGGCGGATATGTCTGCTGCCTTGGGTGGGGACTTAAACGCTTCGGCCTTGATGCTCGGTAAGGCTCTGGAAAACCCGACGCAGGGGCTTTCAGCGCTTTCCGAAACCGGCACGGTTTTCACCGCACAGCAAAAGGAATTGGTTAAAGGAATGGTTGAGGCTGGCGATATAGCCAAGGCTCAAGCATATATCCTCGCAGAACTTGAAGCGCAGTACGGTGGCACGGCAGAGGCGGTTGCTCAAGGCTTTAGCGGCGTGCTTGATGGTGTTTCGCAGTCATGGCAGGAATTGAAGCTATCGGTTGCGGAAAGCTTTGGGCTTGCGGCGGGTGCGGCGGTGGCCTTCGGTGCGCTGGATCAGGCGTTGCAGATAGTTTCCGCAAACATGGATACGGTCGCCGGTACAGTTACGGCAGTGGCGCTGGGGCTTTCGGTATACTTTGCGCCTGCAATCGTGGCTGGCACTATAGCAACCGGCGCGTTCATTGCATCGCTCATCACACTTAAAGGCGCTTTGATTGCCACTGGAATTGGCGCAATTGTTATTTCCGCAGGCTGGTTGATCGGAAAGCTATATGAGCTAGTCCGGGCAACAGGCGGATGGGGCAACGCTTTAACGCTTTTGGGCGATGTTGCTAGTGGCGTATGGGATGGCATAAAATCCAGCGCATCAAGCATCCCGCCCGCCCTTGGTGCTGTTTGGGCGACTATCGAAGCTGGCTTCACGTCAATGATAGAGTCCCTGTCCCGTAAGTGGGCCAATTTCCTGCACGCGATCAGCGCCGGCTTGCAGAACATTCCCGGAATGGAAAGCGTTGCCAATTACGTTAAGGGCGAAGCAATCGTGGCCGGGTCATATGTCTATGAAATGGGCGCGGCGGTAACAGATGCAAAAAACCGCGCCGATGAATTGAGCAGCACGGCAAAAACCCTTGTGACGAAAGGCTTTGACGATGCTGCCGTTGCGGCCGGAAAGCTTAAGGTGGCTGTCGAGTCTATCCCCCCCGTTAACCCGTTGAACGTGCCAACAGTACCGGGCGGCGGTGGTGGTGGTGGCGGTGGATCTAAAGGCAAGGGCGGTGGTGAAACAGACAAATATGCCGAGAGCCTAAAGCAGCTAACTGACAGCCTGCAAACCGAGCGCGAAACGGTCGATGCGTGGTACGAAGAAAGCCAGGCTATTCTAGCAGACCGTCGCGCGTTGGAATTGCTAGGCGTGCAAGGCCAGCAAGAGGCGATGCTTGCACTAGAGCAGCAGTACCAAGAGCGTCTGGCGGGTATCCGTGTGGGGTATAATGGCAACGCACTAGACCAAACCGGGCAATTCATGGGCGACATGGCAGCCGCGCTGGCCAAGGGCAATGATAAGATGATTGCAATTAGCCGAGTTGCCGCAGGCATAGAGGCCACAATCAACGCAGCTAGAGCTTATGCGCAGGTCGCGGCAGATCCAAGCCTACCATGGTTTGCCAAGATACCAGCGGCTCTAAGCGTGTTCGGGTCGGTTATGGGCGTTGCCAATTCGATCAAGGGCATGGGCGGGTCCAGTGCAAGCGCTACTGGTGCAAGCACGTCGCAGGGGGCCGCGACAAGCGCCAGCCCTGCACCAACATCACGGCTGGTTATCCAAGGCATAAAATCGACCGACCTTTTCACAGGCGCGATGCTCTTTGAAATGCTTGGCGAGGAATTTAGCAACCGAGGGATTGAGTTCGTATGATCTATATTACCGGTGCTGCGACCAGATCATACCTAGAGGCAAATGCGCAGCCTATGGTGGCTTGGGATAACCTGTTCGCGCGCGGTGCAATAGTTAATCCTGACCTGCCTATTGATGCGCCAAGATCAAATGCGGCAGAGGAAAACACGGCCGATTTTTGGCGATCCAACGGGGCCAATACATACCGCGCAACTTTCGCAACCGCGCAAGTTGCAGATATTGCATTTTTCAATGCGCACTCACTTGCTGGCGTGGCTATTGATCTGCAAACCTATAATGGCAGCACTTGGACAACATTCGCCACCATTACCCCGCCTGATAATCAGCCTTTCATGGTTGTTTGGCCGCGAAAATCAGCGCTGGGGTGGGGTTTCAGCGTAGATGCAGAGTCAATAGTCGGTAACGCATGGATCGGGCCGCGCGTGATTATACCCGGAGGCGTTGAGCCGGGGTATGTTCCAATCTGGGCAAGCCGTGTCGTGAATAAGTGGGGCGGCGGCACGCGGCGCGGGCATTGGCTTGGGCAGCGCTGCGACAGCGTTACCGCCGAGCTATCAGCAAGCTTTATGCCTATCAGCCACGATTTTTCGCTGAATGGGCTGCGTGCGTTTCGGGATCGGTACAATAGTGGCCGCGCATTTATATGGGCATCTGCGCCCGGAATATTCAAAGAGGATGCGGCCTATTGCTGGGCGGCTAATGGGGCGAGCCTTGCAGCGCCAATTATGGCCGGTGGTGATCTGGTGGGGTTGTCTTTGCAAATGAGTGCTTACTGTGAGCCATAAATATATCTTTGAAATGATAGAGATTGACCTGCCGTTCTGCTCAAGAACGTGGGGTAACTCCCCTTGCACGGCGTCACTTTCATCTAAGACCAAAAACAAGTGCTGGAATTTGCGGGCGGGGTGTGGCGATGTGCCAAATTTTGCAGAAGGAACGCCCTTAACGCTGCGGTTTTGTAAGGATGGGCCAATCCCAAAGGGGCTGGTGGCGTTTCCCGTGCTATCCAGCGTTAAGGCATCATCGCCAACGGTCAACATCGCAGGCAGTGATCCAGATATGAGCAGCCTTGGAAAGCTGGCTTCGCTATCGTTTACGCTGGGTGACTTCACATATCACGAGCGCGGGATTGACCCATACCTTGCCGATCGCATTAGCGGCGCGGCACAGTTTTCCGGCATCGGTTACACCCCGGCAGATCAAGGCACGTTCTTGAACAAGCTTAAAGACCGTTGGCCCAACTATGCGGGCGCAAACGTGCGGCGCATTCTAGGCTACATCGTTGACGGTGTTTTGACGGATGCCCAGACGCAGCACTTTTTCATCAAGGAAATAGATGGGCCGAACAACGGCGCAGTAAGCGTAAAGGCGTATGGCGTTCTTGATTTGGCCAATAAGAAGACTGCCCTTTGCCCGAAGCCGACAAGTGGCGTCATTGACAGGGACATGACTGCGACATCAACTACCTTCACCCTGACCCCGGCAGGCGTAGGTAATGCGCAATACGCTGCGAGCGGCTGGGTGTGCATTAGTTCGGAGATTATGCGATTTGCCCGTGTTGGCAATGTGTTCACAGTGGCGCGTGGCCAGCGCAGGACCGCCGCATCGTCACATAGCGCCGGGGATACGGTCCAGCAGGTCTACACGGCCCGTAGGGCGCGCATTGACACCGTGCTGCATGATCTGGTGCAAAACTACACGGATACGCCAACAACATATCTGGACGCTGCGCAGAGGTTGCAAAATTCAGACGAAGTAGGGCGGTGGGGCGCATCAATTCTTCTAGAGACTGACATTGTGACGCCAACGGCCGTTGCTACCCTTCTATCTGAATTATCGGATCTCGGTTGCTCCATCTGGGAAGACGAGTTTTCACAGAAAATCAAGATACGCATGAATCGCCCTGTTGATACCGATATTGTCAGGGCTGTTAGCGATAGGACTGCAAAGGATATTAGGCAGAAAGACAATGATCAGGACCGCCTAACGCAAATCCTGTTTATGTCCAAGAGGTCAGACCCGACCAAGCCACTATCAGATGACACTAATTTTGACGTAAAGATGCTGACCGTAGACCCTGACGCTATGGACCTGCACAATGGTAAAATATCAAGCCGAACGATACGCACCCGTTGGCTTGATCAGGGGGATGATGCAACCGTTGCAATCGCCTCATTGCGCCTTTTGGACCGCTTCAAGCGCGCGCCGAAGACCGTATCCATAACGCTTGATGCCAAAGAAAAGGGCGTTCGTTTGGCCGATGTTATCGAGGTCAATAGCGATGAATTGGCAGACAGTACCGGGCTGCCTAGCTCTAAATTACTGCAAGTCACAAGCCGGGAGGAGCCAATTGCGTACCACGATATTAAGGTTTTGTGCCAAGCGTTTAGCTTCGATGGGCGATATTGGTACATAGCGCCAAATGATGCCCCGACTTATAATCTGGCAACAGATGAACAAAAGGCCACCTACGCCTTTATTTCACCGGATGCCGATGGTTTCACAGACGACATAGCTTATCAGGTGATATAATGGCAGACGAATATCGCGGCATTGCTGATACAGAAACAAACCCACTCGCTCCGGGTACTGCGGCACTATTTAAGGCTTTGGAACAAAACCCGACTGCTATTGCAAGGGGTAGCGATAATGCCCCCGTTGTGCGGGCTGGCTGGCATCCTCACGGTATTCTAAATGTGGGTGAGGGCCAAGGCGTGCTGTATGATTACAGCATAGATGGCGGGGTTAATTCCGTCACCAGCCCCGACTTTCTGGATGGGTTTGATTATCGTCTTATTGTGCTTGGTTTATCCAACAATGGCGGAACTGATGGGATTAATTTGCAGGTGCAGCGACAGGATAATAACGCATGGGTGCAGCTTGCTTTAATCGCATCGTCCCCCAATGTAACTTTGAGCGATTGCTGGGAGTTCATCCTGCCGCGCGCAACTGACAGATATAAGCTTGTTGTGCCGAACGGTGGGGTTGTTTTGAATATGGGCGCGGAAACAAAGATCAAGGCCGTTCGCATTATTAACGAAGTTGCTGTTAGTTTCGATAGCGGTCGCATCATCCTGCAAAAGCGCCTTAGCTATGAGTAAGCGTATTGAGTTTATAGATGGGCAGCGCGTTATCATTGAGACGCCCATAGACGAGGATAGGCAGGGCATGACATGCACACGCCTGCAAGCCCGCCTTGCTCTTGGTGAGGCTGTTTGCGCGGTGCTGGATGCTATGGCAGACGACCAGGAAACGCCTTGGGTATTGCAGCAAACGCTTAAATTCGCGCAGACATGGCAGAGAACGCACCCCGATATTGAGGCAATAGGAACCGCTCTGGGATATAGCCCTGATCAAATGGATGATCTATTCCGAGTGGCGGCAAAGCTATGATTTATTCGCGGCCCGTTTATATAATTATTCGGTTTGCGGAAATGCTGATCTCAAGTGCCAGCCGCGTTTTGAACGCCGCAGTATTTGGCGGATCGACATACCAGACGACAAGCGCACGGGCGCATATAGATGGCCTCACAAGCGCTAAGTGGGCCAAGCGTGAGCGCATGATAAATGCACTCTTTTTCTTTCAGCCTGACCATTGCCGATTGGCTTGGGAAGGCGAAGTCGCGGCGGCGCTCAAAACATTGAGCCGCGCGGGCCACTAAACACACATACCGGAGTTATCCAATGGCGCTTACAAAAACCGTTTTGACGGGCCGATTTCCTTTTGCAAATGACGTAGTGCCTGCATATGCGGTTGCGAAGTTTACGCTTTCCGGCTTCGATGTAGAGGGCGATGACGTTGTAATCCCGCCAACGATTGAGGTTACTCTTGTCAATGGGGTATTGCCTGCCGCTTTCTCGCTGTGGGCCAATACTGCCGGGTTGCGAGGAACGTATTATAGCGTCGTTCTTGTTGAAACTCGCACAGATGCAAACGGCGGAATGCCTGTAGAGCATGAAACCAAGCTTGCAAATATTCAGATACCATCAACCCCATCGACAAGAACAATCGCATGGCTACTGAATAACCCTGTCCCGTCAACGCAGAGCTGGAATGTTAATATTTCAGGGAGCGCCTACGCTGAGCTATTGGCGTCGATTGCGAGTGCCAACGCTGCGGCAGTAACGGCAACGGCACAGGCAGGCGTTGCAACGGCTGCGGCGGCATCAATCGTTGATGATGTGGCAGATACGGCGGCGGCGGCGGTGGAGGCTACAGCGCAGGCGGCTATCGCAACGGCGCAGGCTGGCATCGCATCCTCTGCGGCTGCATCCATCGTTGCGGAGGGTATTCTGCCACTGGAATTTGCTGCCCGGTCGGCATTGGTTTCCGCAATTTCTGGTGGCCTTGTCCCGCTTGATGGCGTCACATATCGCGCGCGCGGCATGGATTACATCGGTGCATCTGGGGCAACTGCTATTGCCGACCTGCCCGGCCTTCGTCCCGGCATTATGGTTTACCCAGATCATTATGCTGAGAACGCGACCCCCGGAACAACAGACATGGGACCGGCAATCCAAAAGTGTCTGGACAATTACGGATCATGCAACCTTCTCAGCACAACCTATGCCACCGGTCAGACCATTGCGAAAGACAACTGCACCATTCGCGGGGCCAAGTCTGGCGGCGGGATTGATGGTTTCCGGTCACGCATTCTTGGGCTTTCGGCATCGCTTGCTGTTGGTGAGCCAATCCTGAAAATCGGTCGCACATCATCGCTCTTAGACTTCGATATGGGCTATGACACGCTTACCGGGTCCGAGATCGAAGGCGAGCGCGTCGGGCTTGATTGCGCGGGTGTTTCGCTAACTTTGCAGCGCGGCAGTCGCATTGATGGTGTACGCCCCATCAACTGCGGCACAGCAATCATTGGCCTGCCGTTCTCGGTAACAATCGGCACCATGGAAGTTGGCGCGCATAGCTTTTGCGGGATTGATTGCGTCGGTGTGGAGGCAGGCGGGCCAACGGGCAACTTTTGGCAAAACGTATACATCAATGATGGCAATACCTATACGCCGAGTTATGGCGCGCGGTTTGGTGCCGGTATTAGCTTCGCTGGTGTTGTTGGCCAGATCAATGTTGAGCATGGGTCATATGAGGTTGCCCCAATTGCGTTTTACAACGCCGCTGGCTTGCAGGTGCTATCGCTGCATATCGAGGGCTGCAAACTCTTGAATGGCAGTACCGACTTTATTCGCATTGAAGGCCCGCAGCCCATCTTCGGAACAATAACAGTGATCCATAACGGGGCATGGGGCGCGAATTGCGGACTGGTTGGGTTCGGGGAAACCGCACAATCAAGCGCACCATCGGCAACGCTATCGCGCGGCTTTGTATTCAAGGCTGACAAAATAGAGGTACGAGGTTTGCTGCGGCCAAACACGCTACCGGCTGGATACCCTACCGGTACAAATGATTGGGTTTCGCGCATTCCGGGATGGCGCTGGCTGTCGCGGCGTGATGGCGGCGGCGGGCTTCCAGTGACCGTAGAAGTTGATGAGTGGAATTTTGCAGTTTATCCGGCATGGAATGCAGACGCAGAAGAGGTGCGACGTTACCGCAACCCTTGGTACTACAGCCTGAAAACGGGCTTGCAGTTGCGGCGGATCGGTTCGGCTGGGCCAACAGGACCATCCCGCAACCTATTGCGCGATCCAGATGCAGAATTGATTGATGGCGGAACGGTCTACAGCGCTACAACCCAATTCGCTACTGACTGGCTAACTACAACCTTTGGAGCGGTCGGATCTGTTACTGTATCCAAGGGCATAAATGGCGTCTCATATATTCTTGACCCCGGCATTGGGGCCGCATTCCAAGCAATACAGCTTTACGGAAAGTTGCCCGCGCGATTCAGGGGCGGCTATCTAACGGCATACGCTGACTTTGAGGACGTAGACGGTGCCGGGGCCGGGCTTGTCCAGATGCGCGTGGCTGTGTTCAATAGATCAGGGTCTAGCCGCCTCAACGAGCAAACGGCACAGATAGTCGGTGCAATCACTGTCCCGGCTGGGGGCGGCGTTCCATATAGCGGCACCACGTCCATTGACCTTTCGGCATTCACTTTCGGAGCCGATCCACACATCGGTCTTTGGATACAAGCGAACGATGCAACGGTAGTTAATACCGCCCGCGTAAGGGTGCGAAACATCGTGCTTTCTGTCGGTGTAGACAACCCTGCCTTGGCGGGATTGGCTTAACGCATTTTTCATCACGTTTAGCGCTATCTAACAATACGCACGCTGGGGCAGGGCGGCAACCCAATCCCCAGCGATGACCACACCAGAATAGGAAATGGCATGGGTAATATTCACAAGTTGGCGATTCGGTCGCTGCGTCAAGTGCGAGGCCCGTTTTAATGCCTGAGCAGCAAGATATAGATCTGATTTTGAGCAAGCTTGCAGAGAGCGTGCGGGACAATAACGAAATCACAATTTTCACAAAATCCGAGGTGCTTGAAATCCGCAAGATGCTTGCCGGATACGCCATGTTCCAAAGCTGGGGAAAGCTGGGCCGGTTAGTGATCTGGCTGATAATCACGGCGGCGGCGGTGAAGGTGGGCTTTGATAATCTGGGGGTAGGGAAATGACCTTGCGAGTTATCAGGCGAATTTTCGGCTGGACCTCAACAATACTTGCATCAATTTTGGTCGGCCTGCTTTGGCTTGGCAGCGTCTACGGCGGGCGCATCGAGGGCCAATTCTTCCCCGTTGTTAGCGGAACGCACATCACACGCGCGCAAGTTACAGATCAGTTTAGCACGCGGATATGGGGCAGGGCGATGAAGGAACGCAAATGTTCGTTTGATCGCATCGAATGGTACATCGGCACGCCCGACGCCTACGCTTTTGTTGATCTGCACATAGAGGAAGCCAGCAAGGCGCGTGTGGGCGGCGGATTTGGCTTTGGGCCGTGGAGTATCAAGCTGACGCCAGAGGAAATCAGAACGCGCAGCTTTGCAACCGTCTTTCATCGCTGCCACCCGTTTTGGGTGACTGAAACGAGGTTTTACCCATGAAATCACTTTTGGACTTTATCGCCAAGCCGGAAAGCGGCGGCAATTATAATATCGTGTGGGGCGGCATTAGAAAGCAGCATCGCCCGACTCGCCCTTTGGTCGAAATGACAATCGGGCAGGTGTTGGCATGGCAGGACAGCATTGACCCGTTTTATATGTCCGAGGCCGCAGGCAAGTATCAGATTATGGAGGATACCTTGCGCGGTCTGTATTCCCAAGCTGGCATGGATTTGAATGACCTGTTTGACGAGCAAGGGCAGGACCGGCTTGCAATTCAGCTTTTGAAGCGGCGCGGATTGCGGGCATATCAGCGCGGCGAAATCAGCACGGAAACCTTTGCAAACAACCTTGCGCATGAATGGGCCAGCCTGCCGATGGTTACGGGTCCAAAGAAGGGCCGCAGCGTATACGCGGGCGATGGGCTGAATAAGTCGCATGTTTCAGTATCGGATTTTATGGCGGCTGTGCGAACTATCAAAACCGCCGCGCCCGTGTCGCAGCCCCCGGTCGATCACGTTCCGGTCATTGCCGCGCCTAGTTTCTGGTCGGGCATCGTGAAAGCAATCACGCAATTCTTTCAGAGGAAAACATAATGTGGACACAAGCGCGAATAGCGATTTACCTGACCGTGGCCTTTGGCGGTGTCGCTGTAATCCTGTCGAATATGGGACTTGCTGATTATGACAGCGCCACAAACATGCTTGATTTACGGCCAATCGACATAAAGCAAGTTGCGATGATCATGGCTGGGCCAATCGCTGCTGGCATGGCGGCTTTGGCTGCATGGCTGGGCTGGGGCGCAAAGAAATGAAAAAGCGGCGCGGCTCTAAGATGATAAAGCAAGACAAGCGCATCGCATTATATATCCCACTTGATATGTTCAATTTAGGCGTTGCTGTTTTCCGTAGCGAAACCAAACGGCTTGCCGTTCTACAAAAGCAGGGCTGCGTTGATTTGGAACGCCAGAACGATTCTGCATTAGCATCGGCGCATATGGATTACACCAGCGACGGGGCTATTCGGCTGTCAATGGTAATCAAGCCGGGTGCCACCCGGTCAACATGGGCGCATGAATGCTCACACATCGCTGACTTT